TAGCACAATGGCCATATTTTACTCCTCATCAAATTTCAGGATTCTCGTCAGACCAAATATCAATTAAGGTTGCTAACGATGCAGCTGCTGTTGCTACTGCTGCTGCTGCTGCTGCTGCTGCTAAAGCAATTGTTGATGCTGCTACAGCTCAAGCTGCTACATTTACAACTATGACTACTACCCTATTTTCTGCAGTACTTCTATCAACTATTGCGGCTCAATCCGCAGCAACATTAGCAAATCTAGGACAAGCAAGACCTGACCTCATAAATGCTATGACCACTGCTCAAATAGCGGCTCTAACTGGAGATCAAATCGTTGCCATCTCTCAATACCTTTCACAACCTCAAGTGGCTGGTATCACCTCAGGAAAAATAGGTAGCATTTCTTATACTGCTCCTGCTGGCTCTGTTGATCCTGTCACTCAGTTGACCCCTTTATATCCAAATTATTCTAGCGTGTCTCATTTAGCTGCATCTTTTATATCGTATTTGACACCACAGGCATTTTCGGGATTTACTCCTGGCGCACTTGCTACCTTTACTCAAGAACAAGCCATGTATATTACAGAGGATCAATATAATGAGCTCGATGATGGCAAAAAATTAATCATAAATGATATTTTGCTTACCAATATCGGTCCTATTACTTTTGATTTGGTTGGTCTAAACACACAAGCAAATGTCCCTCTATTGTTTGCCGATAAAATGTATTCTCCTAAATTGGGTGCATATGATGCTGAAGTGATAGTACATATGCACACTGCTGCGGCCAAAGAATTCCTTCAATACTCATTTTCTAGCGCGAATGATCCTGATAATTTTGACATATCTACTATAGGTGATACCCATTTATATCTAGACAAAACGAAATTCGCGGTGGCTGCTATTCGCGGTGCTTCTCTCACAGAACTCAGTGAAGGGCTCTCTCCTCAAGAGTACAAAGCATATGATTTTAGTATGAATGCCAATGCCTATGTAGCTGATAAAAATATCAATTGGAACGGAAATGTTATTTATTGTTCAATGAGTGCGGATCCAAATATTTCCATGTCCGTTGATATGATCCAATACATTGCCGATCAAACATTTAATACATGGACTGCGTATGATTTATTTAATGACCAAGTGAATCAAAATACGCGATTAGAGAAAAATATTAACGGCGCTATTAATGCGACTATTCGACCTATTTTAGAAACATATGATATATACACTAGTAATGATAGTGTTCTTCAAATGTTGATTGATCATGATACTGCTGAGGAGAATCCTATTAAATTTATGGATAGTAGCAATAATCCTGCAGGAATTGGACCCAATCTTGTCACCTATTATTCCAAATTGGATAGATCTATTGATGCAACTGGTATTGCTGCAAATGGTATTGCATCAGATAGTGCTGAGGCTAAAAATCTCCCCTCTTGTGTATATGACATTATGTTCCAAGCTCAGCCTCAACGATTTAAATTGGCGCGTTATCAACCCAATTATGCTAGAGATCCTATAACTGGTAGAATACCGATGCCTTTTAAGGATGGTGATAGACTACGATTTTTATGCACATGTAATACTGATGGAGATCAACATACCTTAGCTGTTCCAGCACCTACTGCTAATCCTTCTGCACAACCAGGTGCACAGGTTAAGAGTAGAACATATTTGATCTCTATCGTTCTAGGTGACGCAATAGCATGCGGCTGCCCTGAAAACGAATAAACTTATTTTGAAAGAAAACGGAGGCACTGCGTAGTGGCGCAGCAAGCCGAAGTTTTCTGATTATGCTCCGTAGTCATGCAAGGCATTGTCGAAAGAGTATAGGGGATGCAACGGAACCGAAGGTGCATTTGCAGACCCAGAATACGGAACGCTAGTGGAGTATTCTGAGATATTCCTTCGCTAAAGCTACGGAATATGTAAAATAATACAAATAATTCAGATATTTGTATTATTATAGTGCGAAGGTGAGCGATTGAACTCCTTGCTTGCGATGCAGTGCGATGGCGCTAGCCGAAGGAGTTCTAACATATTGAATCAACGTGATTTGCATTTTGAGCTATACTAATTTGAGCAAGCCTATCTGGATCAAATGCACCTCCTGGAGGATATCCATATACTTTAATATATGTGTTATATGGTTCTTTAATAGTTAACAATGGCACATTCACATCTACATCAGGAATAATAGTAACGAGTGTGTGTTTCTTAAGATTATTTATATATTCTTCCAATTTGACCAAATCACCTAAAATACAATCAGTTTTTTCGGCATCGACCAATTCTCTCAGCACTTTTTGTAGATCCATATATTGACGTACACTTTGCCAAAGCGCGTTTAACGAATTGACAAGATTGGATCGAATAAATTCATAATCTATGTATTTTTTATTCGCTATTAATTTATTCAAAGCTACTGATATATTCGCAAACACCGCTTCATCTAATGAATCTACAACTGAATCAAAATTACCCGACGCATAACTTTTAAAATATTCTGATATTTGAATAACACATTTATTTATCACCAGTTGATGTATTAAAGAGGCTTCATTGCTTATTTGTCCATTACTATTGCCATTGCTATAATAATTGTTGTTAAACATACTTTTACTTGATGCCCTTTTTTTAAATAAAGGCACGCCTCCAGATTTAGCATTCATTTTGTATATACATCTATGAAGATTTTATATTCCTTCATATTCCTACGGAATATAATCGAAAAACTTCGACTCGCTGCGCTTCGTCTCCGTTTTCCTCCATATTTATCTAACACCCCCTAAACCAATATTTACACCTGCGCTAGCACTAGCTTTAGGTTTGACATGTATTTGTTGTGCATAATCCGGTGCATATGCATTAATATGACTATCGGGTGAAAATGATGTAGTCGTTGTTGTTGTCGGATATGGTGGTTGTGGTGGTCGCAAAATTCGTTGTTGATATGGTTTATTCTGATTCTGTGGAGGTCTTTGCTGCTGTTGCTGCAGTAGGTGCGATTGCACTACTCGCTGCTGATTATGTGGATGATTTTGTTGTTGTTGTTGTTGTTGTTGATATGGTTGTTGATATTGTGACCGCTGTTGTTGTGGTCGCTGCTGCTGCTGCTGCTGCTGCTGCTGTGCATTCGCATTATTTTGCGCTGCCATATTTTTCAACATTTCTCTCTTTTCCAATGCGGTCGGTATATAGGGTATAGTTGTCCATCCATTATTTTTCACATTGTTGACATTCACATATTTCGTCTGTTGTCTATCTGGGTGTGATATTTTCCGTGTCGGCTCTCTCAAATCGTATTCATGATATTTATCTAATTCATATTTCACCAATGTCATAAAAGTGGTTACATTGACATAAAAAGTATTTTTATTATCAGTTACGTAGACGTTGTCATCAGGACATAATGAAGTTGCATCGATACTATAATTCAAAGAATGAATAGTTGCAATGCCATCTTGTCCAACATCATTTTTTAGTCGTTGTGTATCCCTGCTAGATACTAACCGAGACACCCCGTCGAATAACTGAAGTATTTCTGGACTACCAATGGGATAAAATATTCGGCGGTCTATTTGTATGTTATTATTTTCACACCTATTTTGCAAGGCGGTATCTTCCATCCCCCATCCCCAAAAATTGGGATAGCCATTCGTTTTTTCAAAATCGTCGCCTTTTATAACGACTATTCCTCCTAAAGATGTCTCGAATCCATAATAATGTTTGACTACCCCGGGTGTAGTTTTATAATCAAATATTTTATGAAATGGCAAGGTATCCACATCATTGAATATAAATGTAATATTTTTATAGTCGTTTGGGTATTTCGATTTCATTGCTAAAAAGCCTATATTTTTGATGGCGCCTCTATTAAAAGGCCTTGAATCTGTTTGATGTACAAAATATATTTCATAATCATCTTGTCCCTCTAATATAAATTTCATTTGATTGCAGAAAAAAAATTTATGATGAACCCGATCTCTATAAGGAACGATGAACACTCGTGCTGGTATTTTAGTGGGTAGCGGTTGCGTTAGTGGTTGTGGTTGCGACATTCTATTTACTTCCTTTATTTTATTTTTGCAAATTGAACTATTCCTTTATCTTCCGTCCTTTTCTTATTCACCCTAAGCCGAATATTTCTTCAAAATAACTGCCGGAATCAAATCATCCTTCAATTTTTCTATTTTTTTGAAACATTTATTTATCGTTACCTCGCTAATCTCGCTTATATTTTTAACATCTCTCTTGCTAATATTCAATTTACATATTTGTGCTATAAAATATACTACTCCGGCTGCAATCGAGTGCGGTGTATTCTCAGGCATTAATTCCGTTTTTTCTATTTTCATAGCTATGAATTGACATACACGAGTAAGCTCACTATTAATATTCAATTTACTACAATATCGCTCAATAAAAGCCTCCGGTTTCGTTTTACAAAATGACGTCTTATCTGCATTTACCATATCTTTCTCTAAATTATTAACTATCGATAGAGCATTTTTGCATCCTTTTGTAGCACTAGTAACATCTAAATGGAATATAGTCGCGATTTCCTTCGCCGTTCTGGGGTAATTATTTATCCTACATGAAATATAAATAGATGCTGCTAAAATACCATCTCGATTATCTCCTCGAAATGTCAGCTCGTATTCCGATATTTTCTTATGATATCGGACTGCATCATCTATAATAAGTTTTGGCATTCCCGCATTTTGTGACATGAGGGTGATTCGCTGAAATTCATCATATTGGGATTTCTCTTTGTATGGCATGGATTGCCATTCGGTGTATCGTCTAATCTTTCTCATCTCATATGATGTAGAACCAATACATAATACTTTGCATCCAAAAGAGGATTCCTTTAATAGCGGATTTATTGGCATTCCACATCTAGTAGGGTCACTATTCTGGTTATCGTCCGCCCCATAATAGCGCCATTCGGCTGATTGATCCACTATATCCTTGTATATGATTCCACACGTATTATTTGTACACGTTAAGAAACCCTCATCTGAAAATGCTAAGGATGCTGCACATTGGTCACATTTTTCCCTATTACCGCAAGCCCTATATATACATTCTAAAGGCATTTTCGGTTTGTCACATATTTCCGAATCAAATACACTCCATAATTCCGTTTTATTTATTAATTTATCTTTTCGTTTTTTACTTTGTTCTTTGCTCATTTATACTATCCTTCTCATATAAATAATGGGTTTTTAATTCAATTTTTTATATATATAAATGGTATATGGGGAATAGTATATCAACGGCATCGACGAAATCAAATAATAATGCAGCTGCTGGTCTTCCTAAAGATCTGCCATTGGGTGAAACACTTGATTATATAGCTACACATTACATATTAACTATGGATTTTCAAAGTTTAAGAAAACTATATGAAAAACAATATTGTGAAAAGATGGTTGTTCTCACTTCGAACATTATTAATAAATATTTTACTGATTTAGAGCTTAGTCATTTAGCTCATAGAGTTGAAAATGGTTCGGGATCGGGATCGGGTTCTCCGGAAAATATCATTTTTTTCAAAAAAACGGATATAGAACATTTGAATATTCCTGATATTCATAAAAAAGAGGCGGTTTGTAATAAAATTGCGAAATTTTATATTAAAATTGCTCATCTATTTTCTGCCATTGTCACCACCATCAATCCTGAATATGTTTATAAGGACATGTTTGGTAATGTTATTAAACAAAATTTATATGAAAAGGATAACATCCCTAAATGGGCGAAAGTGGAAGTATTGAAGCTGAATTTATGTGATAACCGAATTAATGCATTGAAGGGGGAAACACCTGCGACTATGATGAAAAATGTGGAGGCTGAATTATCAACACCTGGTATGACCTGGGGTGGTGATGGCTCTACTGCTGCTGTTGAGCCTGTTCCAGCTGCTGCAGAAAAACCTAGTGGGGAACCAGATGAACCAAATGATTTACCTAATTCAAATAAAGATGAAATTATAAAAATTCAACCAGATGTGTGTTCTATCAACCTTAAAAAAGATGGAACCCTGAAAACATTAGAAGAAGAGCCAGGAATTCCTGAACTTATGGATTTATATTATGATGATGAATACGACTATAAAACGGGTACATTCAAGGGGATGTCTGGCACAACCAAGGAAAAATTTCATTCTGATTTGAAAAGATTCTATTCCGAATTTTCAGGAAATGCTGAAATGCCTGATACTATTACCAAATTTAGTGATATTAAATTACGAGACTATAGCAAACAACCCATTTGTGATAAAAAATTTATAGATCAAAAGAATAGTTTCAGTGGAACTTATAATGATAAACTTTTAGCTGATTATGCTAACAATTTGAAACAGATGATTAAATCGGTGAATAAGAAGCAACAGCAATTATTAACCATCATAAATAGGCTTTTTGTTTATGTTGTTGATCCCGAAACCAAAGTAGAACTGATAAAGGTAAATCCTGAACTCACGGATGACTCGCTTCAATCCATCGTAGAAGAGACGAGAAATATTATTATTGAGTTGTATTTAAAATGTGAGGCTGATTTTGTGGAAGGAGTGAAATTGTATGAGGCTATTGTGGAGTCGCAAATATTTGTTACTACACAGAATCAGATTGAATCTTTAAAAAGGGCAGCAGAAGTCATGTATAATCCGTTAGTAGAGGGAAAGTAAT